AAGGGTAAGTTTGGCACGGTCTGCATTCTCCGGTGCTTTGAAGTACAGATCCAGTTTCCCGTAAAGCTCTGTGGGGAATCCTGAAATCGTCAGCCCTTTGTTACTGGTCGGCTGCCAGAAGGATACGCCCGTTTTACTGTACTGCTCCTCTGTTACCGTCGTTCCTCCACGAACCGAAAGCAGCTCCGTATAGCCCGGATTGATGTATTTGAACGCCATACGAACCTCCTCAATTCGGGACTAGGAGTCCCTCTGCCTGAATGTCCACGCTCACATCCTGCTGCGGCGGCTCATCTGCACTGCTGAGTGCCTTGACCCAGAAGACGGTATTCTTATCGGCAACATTGGATAATGAGATACTGTTTTTCCACTCGGCAGATTCCAACGCCGTATCGACGGTGTACCCGTTGTCCGGAGCGACCTTCCACTTGTCCGCATGATCACCGACGAATTTGACTGTCAAGGCTCCGTCGATATGGAAGCCGTTCTCGCACCGTACGGCACACTTGACGGCTTTCTGCTCGCCCTTGCCCGCATCAAGCAAAACAGAGATGGGAGCTAGTTCCGTACCGGAGCTGACCTCCGTTCCGTCTTTGCCGCCCTCGGTTGGATTGTTCATATAGATATGCAGGAGTTCTGCCATTGTCACACCCTCCAAAATTCAAGTGAAATCTTATAGACCTTCGGGAAATGAGCCACGTACTCATAGGATTTCACCACAACACGCATAGAGGGCAGGACGCTCCCGCCCTCGTCCGTTACAGACACCATCGCACGGCTGTCCCAGTAGCCCTTGATTTTCTCCCAATCGGCAGCAGTCACAACAACGGCGCAGGAAATGCGGTCGCCCTCTGAGATATGACCGAAATCCTGAACCACTGCGCCGCCAACAATCTCCAAAAGCTGCTGACGGTCGTCGGGAACGGTCTGCCAGTTCTCGACACTCAGTGTTCTGACCTCACCAATGTGAATATGAATTGGAATCACCTCCAAGTGCGTTCTCGACGGCAGGGCGGATGCGGTCGGCAACATGATCGGCAAGCATACGTATTCCCTCGTTGTCCTCCGTAACGGCGTTCTCGATTTGCACCTGTATGTGAATCTGGCGATTGTCCGTCATGGAGGGAGCGGACTGAGCAGCTCCCGACGAAGCATTTGCGCCCTGCCCCGCAGTTTGAATGCTCTGCGCCTGTTTCCCCAATCCTGCCATCATCTGCACATACGAGAATTCCTGCCCATTGACACGGATGCGGGAACTGTCCTCACGCTTCTCGGGAGCGAAATTCGGCAGAAGGTTTTCCATCGCCCATTTTCGCCCGGACTGGAACTGTTGAAGCAGTTCCGGTGTCAGCCCCAAATCCTCTGACGTAAATTTGTTCTTTTTACGAAGATACTCCATCAGCCCGACCTGCCCGGACTGCTTGAATACCTTCAGCTCCTCCTTCTGGGAGCGCAGGACTTCCAGAGCAGCGTTACGCTTGGCATCGAGTTTTTCCTTCTCTGCCCACCGTGTCGCCTCAACCTCATCCAGTCCCTTCTGTACCCACGCTTCCTTCTCACGCTCAATCTCCGCAAGACGGTTTTCAAGTTCGGTTTTCCAGATGGAGTCAATGTTTGACGCGACATCCCGCTCCCACTGTTCCATCACGCGTACCTTGCTCTCACTGAGCCACGCCTGTGTCTGCCCTCATCCAAGCCCTTCTGCCGAAAGGCATCGGCTTCACGGGCGATGGAGTCCAATTTGTTCTGCAGGTCGGTCTTGTAGAGCGCATTCGCCTTGTCCACAACATCGCGCTGAAAGTCGGCATAAATCTTCGCTTCCTTCGCCAGACGGTATTCGTCGATCAGATGCGGATCTGCGCCCTTCTGGAAGGATTCGAAGGCTTCGCGATCCAGAGCGTGTAGACTGTTCTGAATGTCTGTGTGTGTCAGTGTATATAGGCTGTCTGTCAGCTGTGCGGTCGCTTTTGCAGATTCACTGACCGTCTTTGCGGCATCTTTCTCAGCCGCCGCACGGATTGCCGCAGCTTTGGCATTCTGCTCCTGCGCCTTGGCATTCTTCTCCGCCTCGGCACGGGCGCTCTCCTCCGCCGCAGCTTTCTCTTTGGCAAGTTTCTGCTGTTCTTGGTACTGTTTGTATTCATCCCCATAGAGAGCGTCGAGGACGGTACCGCCAAGGAACGGGATCGCAATCAGCGGAGATGCCACGGGATGATTCTTTATGAGCCACGAATTTGCCTCGGCGTGTTCGTTGACTTTATGAATCTGTTCGCCAACAAAGCCCGCAAGTTCCGCGACAGTCTTGAGTGCCTCTCCCCAACCAAGGACAGCGTCCTTGATTTCATCCTTATTGTCGCGAATCGTTTCAACCAGAGACTCGAAGCCGTCATTGATCTCGGGCATCAGCTCCTCGGCGACAGGAAGGAGAGCCGCGCCAAGGGCAAGTTCCAGCTGCCCCGCTTCCATCTCCATTTCGCGCCATTTGAGATAGGTCTCATGCGCCTGTGCCGGGTCGAGTAGTCCCGTTGTCTTGACACGCGAGGAAATGGTCATGAGATCGTCATACTGCTCGAGAATGGGGATAAGAGCCGCACCACGCGCTCCAAGCACCTCGGCGGTATACGCTTCCTCCATCCCCACTTCGCTTGCGGTCTTGTAGCCTTTGGCAAGCTGCGCGAGCTGCTCGTTGAGCGGCAGGAGATTCCCCTGCTGGTCTTTGAGTGCAATACCAAAGCGCGATAGGGCGTGTGTGGTATCGTTACCGCTATTACCTGCCGCAGATACCTGCTTATCCAGACGAGCGATCAGCGGAATAATGCTCTTGATATCCGTATCCGCAAGTTGGAACACCCGATTGAGTGTTGCCGCCTCACCCGCAGAGACGTGAAGCCGCTGTGTGAGCTTGTAGACGTTCTCACCCGCAAGCATCGCGTCCTTGGTGATGTTGAACAGCCCTGCGCCTGTTGCCGCAACTGCCATAACGGCAGCCATCTTTGCAGAGAGGACGTTGAATCCACTCGTCAGATTCCTGACTCCCGCCTGTGCTGCCGTCATCCCCGCTGTGATGCGCCCGCCGAGCGTGCCGGAAAGCACTGCGCTCTCCTTGAGGCGGGTATTGAGTTTCCGCACCTCGGCTTCGGTCTGAGCGACAGTTCTCTGCTGACGTAACAGGCTACTTTCAGCACGGCGATAGGACGCACTATCCGCGCCATCGTTTTTCTTTGCGGATTGGAGGACAGCCGCAAGAATCTGTTCCTTTTGCCGCTGAATGTCCAGTTCTCGGTTGATCGCCTGATGGCGCACCTTGATCTTGTCGAGTTCCGTACCCACACCGTCGAGTTTGGCAAGATCGGCATCCAGTTTCAGATGAATGTTGTTTGCCTTGCTGTTCAGCCTTGCGATGGAATCCGAGACGGTCTTGCCCGCCGTATCGAAATCCAGCTGCAGCTGTGCAATGTTGAGACCGATGTCGAGATAGAGTTCATCAATCTTTTGTTCCCGTTTTGCCACTCTATCTCCCTCCCTACATCACGTCGTCAATAAATCGATCGGACGATCTTTCTTCACACATCGCCGTCACAACAAGCTGATCGAGCAGAAACGTAATCTCATGCCCATCAATCTCGTACATCGTCCACCCGTAAGCCGACTGCAGCCGCTCGTAGTAACGCAGTAGATTCTGGTACGGAGAAAGAACTACGCCTCTTTCCCCGTCTCCCCGTTTGGGAGGTTCACCAGTTTGGAGAAGGTCAGCGACTGAATCCATCGGAAAAGCGCACGGGTGAGCGGTACGATGTCCGCAACGTCTACATTCTCCTCCACGGATTCCCGCGTCACTTCCTCCCGTCCGAATCCAAGGATAATCAGACGGATGTGCTCGTCCAGAAAATCTTCAAGGCTCAATCCTTCCTTGTCGGCATCAAAAAAGGCAAGGAACTCGCGCCATACCTTCATCTTCGGAGGATGCGGCATAATCTCCCTGCCCGCAATATGTAGGCTTGGTGTTTCCATTGTGACCTCCCTCAGACCTGCTCGTACCACTTCGAGCCTGTCTCTGCGGCAAATCGCGCCGCCTCCTCATCTGCCTTGGCATAGGACAGCCCGTCCGACAGGCGGTAGATTGCCTTTGCCGTCAGCGTCGGCGTGTCGAACTGAATGCTCTCCTGCTTCGAGTTGCCGGACTCCGAGGGTTCCGTGAATTGGACTTTGTAGAATTTGGTGTATCTCTTCTTGCCGTTGCGCTTGTCCGACTGAAAGAGCACAGCGAAATACGGTGCGACATCGTCCTTGCCCGCCTTCATCACGCCATTTTCGATGGTATGTCCCAAAAGATACGCTGTGTATTCCAATGGAAGCGCGGCAGTGTCAAAGGTCAGATCGTAGGATGCGGTATTCGACGCCGTATCCACGGACTGCCCGTCGGCAAACAGCTCCGCCTGATTCGTCTGTGGCTTGATGTCCACCTTACGGAGCAGTTTCCCGAGTGGAATCGGCTTCTCGTAGGTCGCCGTACCGCCCGCCTCCTCGGCGCGC